ACGAACCAGTTTCTATTCCTATGCTTCCTAGTAGAGGAGGGCTTTGTCCTACTGTTATCCCGTTATAAGGATAAGTTTGAACGTCTCTACCTTCAGGAGATATTTTTAATTCAAAGGCAGAAGTCTCATCGAATACTACTGTCCATGTTCTTAGTTGAAGTCTTGGCCCTGCTGCTACTGCTACTCCTCCTCCAGCTGGCTGCTCTTTTAAGAAAGGAGTACTGAACTCATAAGTCATATCATATAGTTCTCCAACGTAAAACTTAGCAGAACTAAGATCTCCTTTCACAACCATTGTTCCGTTACCACCTGAGCCACCGGTTAAGGTTTCACTTGTAGGTCTGATAACTTGACCATGACTAATTGTATTGCTGTTGTGATACCTTCCAACTACTGCCATTACTCCAGTACTAGATGTTGGGTAAGGAAGGGTGATTGTAGTTTGGACTCCTAATCCTCCAGGGTTTGAAACAGCAGTAGTACAAGAAGCTTCTGTAGTTTTCCTATCTAAAAGAAGCTCAACTTCTGTACCTGCATCTATATTCTCTGGTCGTAAAACAACATGCTCTAAGTAGACTCCATCGCCATATTCAACGACCACATACATATCACTATCTATAATTCCAGCTCCAAGGATTGTCTTAGATCCTTTAGCTTCCCAGTAAGACCAAGCCGATTGAAGCTTTGTGTCATCCTCGAAGAAAAATTTATATAGATATATTCTTTTGGGTTGATCCTTGCTGATCATAATTATTGCTTCTTCTGATACCGAGGAAATTAAATTAATTAAATTGCCTGGAACATATCTAGGAACAGCAGCTGTTGTCTCCTCTGAGAGAGGAACAGAACCACTGGCATCAGGAAGGAAGAACTCTCTTAGTCCACTAAATTCTCCTTTTGGTATAGGGAAATAGATGTTACGACCTACAGCAACAGGGTCAACAGTCCCTGCCATATCGAACCCAGTGATAGCAGTAATGGTTGCAGTTCTAGGAGTAAGTGGAGATCCAACCGTTAAGCCAGAGTCCATCCTGAACTGACCATGCCTGCTGAAAAGAAGAAGGGTGTTTGCAAATGAGACGCTAGAGATAAGGAAGTTGATCTCAGTACCACCTGAACTCAAATCAATAGGATCACTGTCTACAACTGTTTGTACTGTTTCAGGCCAGAACCTGTCGTAACTGTCCGCTGCTGAAAGGATTACATTTTCATCGGCAAGCACTACAAGTCTGTTCCTGAACAGGTTTAAGTTTTGAATAGTACTACCAACAAAAGAAGGATCTTTCGCTGTTGTCGCATCGCCAGCTACACGGTCTGCCCATGTAAATTTTTGGAATGTAAATGTATTTCCATCAGCGCTTCTTATTAATACATGCGGCATCGTTGTTGCATTGAACTTGTATGTAATACCAGGAGCAACAGTTTCTCTCCATATACCAGAGCCGAACCCACTACCTGCGGCAGCCTCGAACTTTACATACCAGTCGTCAAACGCTGTTGACTTTGCACCTTGTACTTTGACAAGGAAGCCATGCTCAGCAACTACGGGGAGATCACCAAGATCGTTAATAGTTCCTTTGATTGCGTTTGTATCTTCACCTGTTTTTGAATCACTACTTGTAACCGTATAGTCACCCCCATCGTCTTTCGTTATGCGAATAATATAATCAGTATTTGTTACTGTAAAGCCAGAGATTGTATTTAATTTAGTAGCAAGTTCTGACGCAATAGTAAGAGTAGAAAGTTCAGGATCCCAGATAGAGGTACAGTTCCCAGAGGTACTCTGCGACTGAGCCGCTGTAAAAGTAAAGACATTGCTATTAGTTACAGTGACTGTGTAAGTACCAGCAACACCTGCTCCTACGTTTGAGTCGTCAACATCTCCACTAGGATATTGTTGCCTTATTTCTTCGCCAGTTGAGAGGCCGTGGTTAGTAGCTGTAACTGTAACTGTTGTTCCTGATTGACTATAACTACCAGATATTTCCTTACCTCCAGATGGCTCAGTAACAAAAGTCTTAGATGTTCCGTTTAGATTTACGGTGTAAGTCGTGCTGTAATTAGCAGCCTTGATAAACACCATCGACTTTGTTCCGAAAGAAGGAGAAGTAGCAGTGTCCATTACTACTGTCTTTTCTCTGTTCGTGATGTATGTGTAGTCAGCAACAGATGCAACTCTGAATTGTTCAGAGGGATCTGATGTATTGCTTACATCTAAGTAAGTTTTTCCGTCAGGGAAGTTAACAGTCTTTGCGTTGCCGTCCAGGTCGAAGACCTTTAGATCTCCATCTGTGATAAGAACTAAGTATCTGTTAACTCCATCTCTATCAACGACTTCAATAAATGGTCTTGTATTTCCAGCACTCCCAGTGAACATCCTCTTCACGTTATTCATGGGGGGCCGCTTCTTCAGTCCTTCAACTGGACTCGGCATGCAGTTCACTACTGACTCTGCTTGAGATGCAAGTCTTAGTGCTGGTGGTTGTTGGCTAACTCCATTAATGAGGTTAGGAAGTGCTGTGCTAATAAGAGGCATGACCTATCGGATGACGGCTCGGCTTGGTCTGTAAGTTTGGAATACACCGGTATGGTTTGGATTTCCACGAATGAAGTTGTGCTGACTCTTGGTTGTCTCCTCCTCTATAAATTGAGAGCGAGCTTCTAGTTCATGTGTAATATTTATTTTAGTTAAGTCGGCGCTGCCTATCATCGCTTCTTGTAGTTGTCTTCCTGCTGCAACCATTATGTACTGACGTGCATGTTCAGGCAAATCATCCCAGTCAAACATGTAAGTAATATCTGCTTTTATATTTTCAGTGAACTCGTATGTATGTTTTCTTCTGTCGTATAACTTGTTGTTCCTTTGGATGATGTCATTCTCAGGGTAGAGATTAGGGTCGACTGCGACACGGCTAACATCGCTACCAACAGGGATCTCGTTGTTGCTGTCTCTAGTTAGTTCTCTTTCCCAGTCAGTATTGAATGACCAGCCTTCCGCTTGAACTCTTCTGCTTGTATTAGTTAAAGCATCATCAGCTTGCTTGGCTAATCCATACTGTCCTTGAAGACTATTGACGGGTGCTTCGCCCATCATCTGAAGCACTCTGTTAACTGCTTCTAGTTGTGAGGTTCGTGTTAGAGCCATGATTAATAATCCTTCTTAGTACCTTTACCACCTTTGGTTCCTTTCGTTTTCTTTTTAGACATGAAAAAAGAGGGGCCGAGTGACCCCCCTAGATTAGCGCTAAGTGAACGATTAGCTGTTAGCAGCGTAAACTTCGATAGCACAATCAGGACGTAGAACGCCAGTACCGTGAGCCATAGAGCCGACCATAAATGTTCCTTGCCATAGTGCATGAACATCAGATCCGGTCTGTTCCATCTTGAGATCCATTAACTTCACAGTACCAACAGCCTGCTTAGTAAAGGCAAGGCCAATGTTATCTGTGTAGTTAGCGTGGTAAGTGTTGTTCTCACCAGTTACAGCAGAACGGTTAGCTTTTGGTAGGTGGTTAGATTTAACAATCGAAATACCAGCAACCTTAAGAACATCACCATCTGCGTATGCACCTGAACCGCCCCAGTCTCTGTTGAGTACGTCAGTTGTTTGAGCCAACTTGTAATAGTTTGCTGGATCAAGAGCAAAGTAACGTCCGTCTTCAGGGATGTTGTTCTCATCAAATGTTTGAGCAACAGTCCACATAGCTGTAGCAATATCAGCACCAGTAACAGCAGCAACAGCAGCGGCTGTGTTAGCTGTACCACTCTTCAAGATCTTAACTCTGGTTCCACCAGGAAGATCAGTGTTGAAGTTGTTAGCAGTTCTTGCAGCTTGAGCAATTGATGCAGCTACGTTCTGATCAAATTTATAAGCAAGAGCATTGCCCATCTCAGAACTATATGGCGATCTGACATCGTAATGATTCATGGCCTCATCAATGTCTGCCACGAAAACATTTGATACGAGCTTGTCGTCAATGTTGATAGTAGCTTCAGCGTGCTTGATAGCGTTGCCTGTCAGCTGGGTTCCTGGCGTATGATATGCAGTTGAGGCAAGTCCAATTATTGGAAATTGGGCTGATTTTCCGGATGCAATAGTTCTTACTGTATGCAACGGCTCAAAGATTGTTGCCTTCCTAAAGGCAGTGAGAACCTCGTTGCTGAATACTTTAAGAAATAGATCCTTAACACCAGTACCAGTATTGTTTACGAGGCCGAGCCTCGAAACTGTAAAATTAGCCATAAAGCCTAGAAAAGAAAGAGAGGGATTAACCCGACACTGCTCCTTTCGCTAGGGGGTGTCCTTCGTAAAGGGCCGCTGCTTCTATAAGAGAAGGTCTAGGTAACTAGATCATAGCGTTAAGTCACGTTTGATCTAGATAATTTCTGTTCAACCTTTGCACGATAAGCAGGATCGCTTTGATATTTAGGATTCGACATGGCTTCTATTACCTGAGCTGTTGACTCGAATACATCAGTTGTTCTTCTTGGTGTCTTCCCTCCAATTAACTTAGGCTCACGATCAGCAGTAGCTTGGTACTTTGCTTGCAACCCAGTGATAGCAAGCTTAACCATCTCAGGATCAGGACTATTAACTGCATTATCAAAAGCTTTTATTTCTGCTGGACTGAGATTATCTTTAGCCCATCCAGTCATCTCTCTGTACTTAACCTCTCCTCCAAACTCAGTCATAACTTCATTAGCTTGCTTGACTGTCATTGAGTTATCTCTTTCTCTTCTGTACTGAATCCCTTCGAGGTAAGAGTCGACAGTCTCTTTATTAAACCCAATACCTTCAAGCTCTTTGTAATGACTTTCGTCTAGAGTTCCGTTCTCTTGCCAGTGACTATTCATTGTTTGATAGTCAACACCTGCCTCGTCTAATTTTCCTCCAATAAAATCTCCATATATTTCTTGAGCGCTTTTGCTTTCTGCTTCTTGAGACTCAGGCGCAGACTCAGCAGGTTCCTCTTCTTCTGTAGGAGCGCTGTCATTCTGGCTGAGTTTCTTTTGTGCTTCGAGGTAAGCCTTTTCTAATTCTTCTGGAGAATCAAACTTGCCAGCAAACTTATGTTCTTCGCTGGCAGGTGCTTGTTGTTCTTCTTGTAATGAGACTTCGTTATCAGGTGATAGAGAAGGTGTTGGCTCTTGTTTGATGGTGATAGCTTCTGGCATTTTTTTAATTAATTAATGGTGATGTTCCCATCGGAATCCTTCGTAACCGTAGGAGCAGGCTTAACACCTTTCTTAGGTTTCTTAGGAGATTCACCTACGACAGTGATCTCTCTAACTTTACCCTGGGATTCCTCCTGGGGCTTGGGTTGGGGCTTGACCGGTGGCTTGGCCTGGGATTGTTTCGGAGGTTGGGAGGGCGTTTGGAGTTGCTTCTCCTCCTGGGGCTGTTGTTCCTTCGGGGTACTGGGGGCCATAAGTAGATCCTGGTTCGGTATAATTTTTAGCCACTTGTGCAGCGGCTGGTGATGTCATTAAGTCGGACATCATCTGCTGTTGTGTTGCTTGTTGTTGAGCTTCAGCAGCAGCAGCAGACTCCTGTTGTAGCTGCTCTGATGTCTTCACTAAGTTAGTTGTATCTATAGATCCACTAGCTGCAAGCCTTCTTAATGCTTCATCGACATTAATAAACTGAGTCATTATCTCTGGGCCTAATGCTTGCTGCGCTGTCATTATGAAGTCCATTAATTTATTTTTGTCGTCACCTCTTCCAATAGCTTCAAGACCTGTCACTGGCTTTGGACTAACCATTGGCTCACCATCCTCTCTCTTAGGGAAGTCAGGTAACTTGCCTTTCTTTTGCAGGATATACATCAGTCTTCTTACTAAAGGCAGCTGTAGTTCTTGAGTCAGTATTGAATACAATCCTCCGATGGATGCTTCAAGCTCTTGACTCATGTATCTAATCTCTTCAGCTGTTACTCTTTCGCCTGGTCTTTGTATTGCACTATTCAATAAGAAGGCAAATGAAAGCCGTGATTCTATTCTGTCGATAATGCTGTTGGCTATTGATAAGTCTTGACTTTTATTACTTTGAATAACTGTTACATCTGCTGCATTTCCTTGTATGATAGCCCCATTTTCAGCAGAACTGAGAGTGCGTGGGCGTGTTGTACCGTTCGGGTTTACGAGGAATAAAATTTTTGCAGCTGCTGCGCTTGCTTCCAATACTGATTGATATAAAGATTCAAGAGCAACGAAGTCAGAATAATATTGTTCGACATAACTTCTTCCGTACTCTTCGTTGTCTACCCTTTGGAATCTTAGAGGGATAAAAGGACTGCAATCTTCAGGACACATACCGTATGTGCCAGGGATTTCTTTACCTTTAACTTCTTGATACCAATAACATTTCCCTTTCTCGTAGTGAACACAAGTGTGGATCTTAACTGTCTTCTTGACTGGCCCTATTCTATCTTCAGTTTCATTACTATCGTCATCAAGGAATCCATCAGGCAGTACATCTGGATAACATTCTTCTTCAATTATTATTTCTGATACATGACCCATTGGATCACGCACCAAGCAATACCTTGATAGATGTATAACCCTGATACCTTCGTTGCTTACATATAGAAGGACATTGCCTGCTATTAATAAATGTTTAAAAGCTTCGCTCATCGAAGCCCTGCCATTTGAAGTCTCAAGTTGTTGCATTACTGCATGTTCAACTTTGACTAAAGCAGTATCAAGTTCCGTCTTAATTTCTGGGCCTGCCTCTGAAACTCTCAAGGCTAGAGCGTCAACCTCAAGCTTGAAGAAGCTAGAGTTAGGAGGGAAGAGAGTAATTAATAATTTATTCGTGAAATGATTTACACCTCTGGCTCCTAGTCCTTGATAAGGAGTCTTCAGTCTCCCTTGATCCCCTTCCATCTGGGCTGTTATCACATGAGGAAGAGTGAGCTTGCTGCAATCTTCAGCCCTGGAAAGAACAGGGCTTCTGACTGTCTTCAGCTGGTCATAACGAGCAGCTGCACTCTTCTCTTTACCTTTGCCATATTTCTTGCCGAGGCTATCGACATTTGAAGTTAGATTTAATTCCATTTAATTAGGTAATTTGAAGGCCACTGCCACCGCCACCAGCATTAACTCCTGATCCACCGCCACCGCCAGATGACTTAGGTATGTCGGTTCTCATCTTCCTGCGCCCTGAGCCTGCCTTAACGTAAGGGCCATCCTCTGTCTCTAGTGCAGCAGCAGCAGTTTCCGCTGTCTTACTAGGTGGTGGTGGAGCATCTGCTTCAGCTAATCTTCTTTGTTCGTAGTACCTCTTCCATTGATCTTGTCGTTGTATCTCGAACTGAGATTGTTGCTGCTCCATCTGTTCTCTTTGGAGTTCAAGAGATTCGCTGTTGTCAGGTGCATCACCACCGCCGCCACCGCACATAACTAAAATTGAGTAGTGTTCTGCTCATTGTAGACCGACTCCAACATTCTTACCAATTCAACTTGACCTGAGTATCTCCATATCTCTCTATCTGGTGTATCAATAGAAGGACATTTCTCTGGATAGATCTCCTTTAACTTAAGGATAAGAGCCTCATCTAAAGGAGGCAAATCAAATTCTTCAGGCTTCATAGTGCTGGCTCCCATAACTTAACTTCTCCTGTTACATGATTGTATTCACCATCTCGAAGGATGCGTGTTAAGCGAGCAGCAAGCAAGGCATCTGCGTATGTTTTCTTTTTCTTTTCATAGGCAGCGACAACCTTGTCCCACATATCACTCAAGGATTCAGCATCACCAAGAATCTTTTCGGCAGTGACTGGGCCTACACCTGGAAGTCCTTCAATGTTATCAGTCTTGTCTCCAGTTAATGCCTGCTTCATCCAGTGTCTGTTAGCTCTTGCTGCTGTTATTACTTCAATACTATCTTTAACTAATAGCTTACAAGGGACTCCCTTCATATCCTTGTCAGGCGAAACAATAATAGGACTCTCATATCTTTCTCCCGTAGCAAGTAGCGCCATGACATCATCGCCTTCAAGATTATCGAAACTAATAACATTAAAACTCTTAGCTATCTCTTCTCTTACATACTTAAGCCCTAGTGGTTTTCTTTTTCCTATTCGATTTACTTTGTAGTCTTGATAAATGTCATGCCTAAAGGTTGGATACTCAGAGAAGCACATAATAATTGGCCCTCTAACAGCAGCTATCAACTGGTATTGCGCCACTCTATCTTCGATGAGTTGAAGAGCATCGGCCTCGTCCAGGTGCAGCGTATGAATACCTCGATCCCATCTAATGTCCTGCTCGCAAGCACAACACGCAGAGTAGATAAGCCAGTCAGCATCAATTAATAAAGTCATTGGAAAAAACTAGAAATAGAAGTTGTAAGTCGACCTGTTTCCTGGTCGTAAAGGAGTTTGTCAACAGGCCCAGTAGAACCACAGAACCTGTTCTTCAATACACGCAGTTGTAATTCACTACGTTCGGCGGGATCTCCTTGTTGGTTTCTCTCGCAGCTCCAACAAAAATCGCTAAGTTGAGCAATAGAATGAGATCCCCTTAGATGGCTAAGCGAGACTTGGGTTCCCTCTTCATGGCCCTTACCTTCAGGTCGCTTGAGATGACTGACAAGGAAAAGGCCCACGCCCGTAGACTCGACTACTTGGCGAAGCTTCGTGCAGGTGACATCAAGCGCACGCCTTTCATCGAGATCGGCAATACCCGAAACAACAATAGTGAGGTGGTCGACAAAGATAACGTCAACCCCTTCAACATTCGCAAGGTATTGGATCTGTTCTACAAGGCGATCAGGATCAATAGATCCAAAGTGATCATAGAGAAAGAGTCTATCCGTACCACAAAGTCGATCAAAAGCTGAGCGCAATTCATCTTGATCTACATCAGAGTCAAGGTGTAATGGTTTGTTTAACTCAACTCCAACAATCCCTTGCAAGCTACGTTGCACGCTTTCTTCTAGTGCGATGTACCCGACTTTTAATTTGTTAATCAGAAAATGGTGCGCCAACTCTCGACACACGCTGGATTTCCCCGTTCCTGAACCTGCGCAAATAGTCGTCATCTCACCCTTGCGATAACCACGGGTGTACTTATCTAACTGAGGCCAGGGATAACGGCAGACTGCTGTTGCTCCTGGCTTGACTAACTCATCCCATAAGGTTGATGCGTTAAGGATTCCATCTGGTCTAGCAGGTGTTGCTTTCCATAGAAGATCCTTAAGTTCTTCCCCTTCTCCTGCGAGGAGCATTTCATTAGCGTCTTTTCTAGGGAGTCTGCATATTGCTGCCTTACCAAGAGGTAACACTTCAAGCGCCTTCTCGGCAGCAGCCATGCCAGGCTCGTCACTGTCGAAGCAGATAACAACCCGAACGAATTGAGATAGCCATTTTAAATTTGCAGCTATGTACTTGTTAGCAGATTGAGCGCCTGACGGCAGTGATACCACAGGGAAACGGTTCCCTTGTACCTGGCTCACCGTCATACAATCAATTTCGCCCTCTGTAATTACTGCAAAAGTATTAGATACTTTGCCGTGGTTCTGCCTCCATAAGTCCTGCCTCCACAGCTGGAGATTATTTATTCCATCATCAGCCAGCCAAACAAAACGCTTGTCTCTAAACCTGACATGCTGAGCAGTAGGTCTATTGAGTTGGTCACGATAGGTCGCAACTTGTACCGGCTGACCACGGTACTCCGCATAGCCATAGTCAAATAGCTTTGCAGTTTCTTCTGTTATCCCACGTTTAGGCAGGGCTTTAGGCGTGACGAACTTAATCAACTCCACCTTTGGTTTCGCAGCTGAAGGCATAGGTCTAAACTCTTTCTCTTTCTTGGATGAAGGCTGGATTTGAAACCCGCAGCCGAAGCAATGTGTATGACCGTCATCAAAGACAGCCATATTATCTTTGCTATTGCATTGAGGACACGCCTCTTTCCTGACGTACTTGCTTTTGCTTTTCATTTGTATCCCAGTGGTGGATTAGTAAACGCAGTTCTTCAATGCGCTTGAGCGCTTGAGCTTTACGCTCTTGATAATTCATGCCAACTCCCAGTTAATTACATAGATACCCTTGTCTCTACCGTGTAGTTCGTAAGCTTTGTCGACTGCTTTACTGGCAGTAGATGCAGTGATGTATGCGTAGCTACTAGCTCCTCCTTTCTTTTCTACAAGTCTTAGCCTGTACCTGTATTTGTCTTGAGGTGAATGGTAAATCATCTAGGAGTTCTCCATGTATCAAGTTGATCAATCATCCAGTCGTATTTAGAAACAGAAGCATTGCATGAGTGACAAGTAACTGTCCTCCATCTCAAGTGATAAATCCTTTGGACATTTTCACAGTGGGGACACTTAATATTTTTGCCATCACTACCAGCTCGATCTTTCTTTTGAATAAGCTTGTAGTCTTCAGTGACTGAATGTTTATCCCCGTCAATGAGGATGTGCTTAGTAGAAGTAAGCATATTTAATACCAAGTAGTAGGAATGTTGCCGCTACTCCAGGCGAAGCCATGCCTTGTAGCCCATTGGCCGTAAGACATGGATCGCTTAGCTCGACTGATCTTATCGTTAGCGTTCTGAAAACAGAATCGTATATCTAGATGGGGATGTTGCGCCTTAACTGCAAGCATCTTGCGTCTCTGGTCAGCGGGAAAGAATCCCTTCGTCTCAACAATGACTCCACTAGGGAGAATAAAGTCTGGGGTATAGACTGATTCGATTTTGTAGTCAAGCGCAACCGATTCATAGGAAAAATCAACTCTGTTTTTGTTAAGGGTAGCGGCAATGCGAGCCTCGAACTTGCTTCTGTATCTTTTAGAAATCGTAGTCTGAGGAGACTGGGGCTTTACTAGCTTTAGGTGTTTCGCTTGTGCTTTGTGTGTCGAAGCCATAGCCTGCTGCATCCTGTGGTTGACTGGAATATTCCACAAATTTTCTAATCATTAAAGCTTGAGGTTGCAACTTGATACCTACTCCATACTCACCGCTGTAACCCTGACATCTAATACTTGCCTGGCCTATACTTCCTGGCCCTATCTTGTCGTACTTAGCCTTGGCTGACTCAGGTACTGGCTGACTTCCATGCTCCTCATCAAAGAGTACAGGTGGATTGTTCTTCCAGGGTTCTCCCTTTTTGTTGATCCCTCCTACTTTCATCGAAGCTTTAATAACAAAAGCAGCTATCTCTTCTCCTCCATCTTGAATTGTTTCATAACCAAATGGAAGTTCATTAGCTTTGAACTTTTTGTCTGGTGATTCTTGCTTTAGTACTGCTTTAAATCTTTCCCAGTACTCAGTGAGCTGGCTTGCTATATCTTCTGACTGATCTTGAGGTACGAGGAGTGTAACTTTCCACTTGGGTTCGTACTTAGTATCAGCGTTAACCATCCAGCTATACATGAGACGAGATGGTGGTGTAGTCAGGTTTAAGACTTCTGATTTAATAGTCATGTGATGAAGTAATTACTTTTTTTAGTGATTGTTGGATCTAGTTCACCGAGCGTAGGCCCAGGAGGAAGATCTTCTTTGTTAGAAATTTGAGATTCGAGCGTTGTTTTTAATTGAGTGAGCCGATCAGTTGAATAAAGATCAGCGAATGTCTGTCTTACAGAATCCCTCAGCCTGCTCATTTCTGAAGGAGTGCTAGTAAAGCAGTCGTGAATACCTCCTATGTTTTGAACTTGGTTCTCTATTGTGGCGTGTATTGTCGCCATTGCCATGTGACTTGAGTCAAATGAATGTAAAATGTTTGCACTTAATGCGTTAGCCATACGAGAAGAGTCAAGCGCTGGCTTGTCAAGCCTTGTCCTAATGTCAAGATGAACATCAGATAAATAGTTAAGCTTCACTCTTGTTTCTCTTGTGTCTTGGTATTGCTGGTGTACCAATAGACCTGAAGGTGTAACCCATTGGACTGGTTGGTTCTCTCTCCCTGCTCTTAATCCAATAGCCCTGAAATATTTCATAGCCTGGACAGCTGGAAGAATCATCGCCGTTGCTTCTTGATGCAGGATCTTTGCCATGAAGTGCATCGTTGTCATGCAACCTTTACGAACAGTCCAGTCACCGTTACCAAATAAATCCTTAGCTCTTTTCTGTGCCCAATCGTATGCGTAATAGTAAAACGCAGTTCGAGTGGCAGCGTATGGCGTGGTCATTACGCAAGGCTTGGCGAGCGACCTATCAGGTTGCAGCATCAACCACTTCCTCGCTCTTGGATCTTCGCTTGCTCTTAGTACCTCGTTAACCCTGGTGATCACACTGGTATAAATATCCTGCGGTCTTTCTGTATCTTTCAAGTTGACCAGCTCACCCATGTCCTCACTACGCAAGAGCGCTGCATAATGCTGGATACCTGAGCAAGTGCAATCCAAATGGATAGGAAGCCTGCATATATATGAAGATCCAAGATTCTTATAATTGAAATAGGATCTACAAAAAGCAAGGAAAGACCAGGGCTTATCAGCCCTCATCCAGAACTCAGAGTTTAGCCAGGGTTCATTGCCTGCGCTTACGATTAACTGCTCTCTCTCTAGTACCCAGTCGATACGAGTACGCCAATCTGATTTACCTAGCCCATAAAGGTTTGCCCCATGTATGCGCAACCAATCAGCATCCTCTTCATTATTGATCGGTGTCCCGTTGGCAAATAAGAGGAGGCTACGAGCAACATCATTACCTTGAGGGTTTAGGTATGGAGGTCGATAGTAATAACGACCACGGAAATCCATAGAGCAGGGAAAAAATATGGCATCCCTATCTTTAAACCTGCGAGCAACCCATAAAGTTTTCGCATTGCTAATCCTTGCCCCTTTGGTTCTTTCATTCTTCTCATGTATCGACTTAACTTTCTTGCGCCACTTGTCAATTGAAGGATCATCTTCTTCAAGATGTTTTGGATAGGGAGGGATAGGCCACCCTTCTCTTGGCAGTAAGCAACCAACTTCTATGTTGTTCTCATAAGCGTGGTCTATCTTATCCAGCATCCAAGTATGCACTTGGTATCCAACAGATTGATGGATGTTAGCTGCCTTAAGAAAGTCCTCATCACCGCTGATGTTGTCACGGATAATCTCGTTGTTGCTCTTAAACAATCTCAATGGCAGTCCCTTGTTTAAGTAGCCGCCATTCATGGGTGTCGTCCAGGGGCGTGGCGGTACAAGCATTGGTAAATAGTTTGGTGTCATCAGCTGTTGCTGTTGCTGTACCTCACTAATCCATTTCATGCACTGATCAGTCGGCTTGACTATTCGCCTTGTCTTCCTGCCGTCATGCTCTTTCACTATCTCAATCAAGCCAGTCTCTCTTTTGATTAAGTCGACCAATAAATTACCGCAAGCAATCTTCTCTTGAGGTGTCCAGATTTCTGTCTGACTCATCCTCCTAATCGCTGCCATCTTATGTGCCTTGCGGCTTCGACCTTTCTTAAACTTAATTAGCTCTGTCTTAGTCGCTCTATCTAGCATGGTTTCTATCCATAGCTTCTCAGCTACGTTCATAGAAACTGCATGAAGGGTAGGAGCTGCACTAAGAGTATCAATGACAGTACGGATAGCAGCTGCGGCTACTTGCTGAGGAGGTAGTAAACAAATAGGTTTTAGTTGAGCGAAGCGCAAGCCTGCTCTTCCTGATTCAATATGCTTTCTGATTGACCTGATATGGACAATCAGTTGGTTAACACCATGACCAGATAGAGCCTCTCCATGTTTAGAGAGAGACTCCATCTTGCCTTTGCGTTGTCTATTTGTTAAGAGCTTGGTTCTGTCGCAACCAAGTGTGACCATATATCTTTCCTCCTCCAGCTGCTCCTCATGCGTTGGCATGATCAGTCCATAGCACTAGCTCTTCGTCATAATGCTCGGCTAAGAATCTATCAATGGCATATCTTGCCATATCTGTGGGTGTAGTCCCTTTCACTTGAGATAATCTTTCGATCATCAGCCGGCTAGCCTTGGATAATTTTGGTTGAACTTTCGGGTTGAGTTCGTCTGCTTTTGATGTCATGGATAATCAGATAGATGATTTAGTGCCTAGTAGATAGGCGATTTTTAAGGATTGAATAGCGAGCTGGTCGTATCCTTCTTCGATTGTCCAGCCGTTCTCTTTAAAGACTCTTACTCTTTCTTCTTCAATCAGTTCGTTGCGTGCGTCCTCCTTTAGTAGATCATTAGGAGCATAAGTCCAATGCGTATCCCCTTCATAGGGCATGGCATAGATACCGGCTCTCCAACCATACTTGTAATTCCAGAACAGCACCTGGCCCGACTGGTTAGCCTGCTCGCTTGTAGGCTTTTCTTTTTTTAGGTCGTGTATTTTGAATGGTATTTCTTTGGTCATTTAATCCAGTGAATAAAGAGTGATAAGGGTGTTGTTCTAGGTAGCGTTTATCCAGGCGATAGAGACTGTCTGTTCGCCAGGTTCTCCACTGTTGGAGCCGCCAGGGTTTAACTTCTGATGTCATGGATAATCATTGATTGATCTTTCTATCTGCTGCCGCCTCTGATCCAGCCGATTATATAAAGGGCTGCTCATCAGGTCAGCTGCAAGTTGAATAATAAAAAGGCCGGCGAGAAAAACCACGCCGGCTCCAATAATAAATTTAATTCTCATGTGATACAGCTCTGGCAATAATCCAGGGTGAAGGATAGTTTTGTAACGTAAATGGTCATACCATCTGAAGGCGGGGCTTCGTTGTCTGTAATTGTTTTTGTTTTCTGTCCGTACTTCTGCCCCTTTGATATGGCCTGACCGCACCCTTTACAGGTGCGATCCTTGCGACTGGTTTTAATTCTCATCTTCCTCCACTTTATAAGTGCCAACCCTGGCCCCGTTTCTGTCTCTGATCAGCTCCGGCCCTTCGCCGTTGGCGTGGCCCATGTTGTCCCATTGGGCCTTGCTTGCGATGCCGTGGAGAATCCTAGTTAGTTCGTACTTGTCATCTTCAAAGGCGGCGTTGTCCATGTCTATCTCAAGGGAGAATTTCATTGGATTAGTCCTCCTTTGAATTGCTCCTGGGCTAACTTGATTAAGTCAGCGTGCGTGACTTCGTATCTGTCCTCAACTACTGAATAAAGAGGGGCAGGCTTCAAGCCAAATAACTTGATATAGAACCGGCTAAGGTTGCCGGCTAGCGCTTCACTCATCATCCAAGTAAAGCCGGACTCGCATCTATTCATGCGCTCAGGTGGCAAGCATCCAAATGCTTCGTCCCATTGTTCCTCCGTTACTGGTTCGACCTGCCCCGCCTTGTATTGTTCTCTATCCGCTGTCATGGACAATCGAACAGCAATGCCAAAGTCTAAGACTTCTAAGTCTTTATGGCCTGGTTCTCCCTGGATCTCTTGAGCCGTCTTCCCTGAATAGATACAACGGCCTGTCTTAGGATGTAGGGCGGTGTAGACCTGCCCTAGTTCCTTATCAAACAAACACTGCTTGATGTCGCTTTGTTTTAATGTCATGGATAATCAGTCCTGTAATTGTGGATGTCCAGCTGGATCTAATCCCCTGGATAAAAGTTTCTGTCTGAGTTGGGCCCGTCTTTCCTCCAGGCCCTCGTTAATCTTCTGGTTGCGTTGATACTTCGCTCTATTCAATTGAGTACCAATCCAAGTGTGCGTTTCCCTCAAATCCAGCTGCGTCTTCGACTTCAGTCCTAACCCTGAGTTAAGAATGAGTTCGAGGGCGGAGTTAACCGCCTCGAGTTCTTTAATGCTTCTCATTTGCACTCTTCTATAAGATTCCAGACTGGAACTCTTGTCCCCTGCATCCAGGCAACATAGTTCTCTACTTCCTGAGTTGACCAGGGTTGGACACCGTGGCGGCCCTGGATCAACCATTGGCCTTGCTCATTCTGATGTGGCAAGCCTCCCAACTTGGGATGGTTCATATAGAAGGACTTGGCCTTCTTAGATAGTTCTTTCAATTGATAACTCCGTGGTGGTTGAGTAATCCGGATAGAATCTAACCGGATCCTCATCGTACCATATATTGCACCAGGGGCAACCCCATTCTTTCTTTGTCATTGGGCGGTGCAACAATCAGATAGATAAGAACCAGCCATATCAGCTCCAGCTGCACCAGATCGACCAGAAATCCAGTGATAATCTTGCATAACTGTCTCTTGAACAGTTACGCAGCGGACATTATCCCTTGATACCACTGGATTCTAGCGACCTGGACAATGAATCTGGACAGAGATTGGACAGAATCATAGAATTTCAGGGGCCGCCCATAGGGGGGAATTAAGGGTTTCATCCTAGTGCGTAAGCCCCTCAAATTTTTCCACCAAAAATCTAAGAATAATCCCAGATAATCCCAGATAATCCTAGATAGGGAGAATTATTCTTTCTTCTATTGTGGATCGTCAGTGGTAGACAGGTTTGTTAAGGTATGATTATCAGCCAATAAATCTTTAAACACCTGATCCCCGAATCCATCAGAGATTGGTTGATAAGTAAGAGTCTTTACTGTGGTGGGTAAGGACTCTGTGGGGTTTTTGTATAGAATGGGAGAGCAAATAGGAGTTTTATGAAGAACACAACAGAGGTATTGAGTGAGGCACATGATTTATTAGCCCATTGGTGTGTAGATAAGCTAAGGGAAGGGGATATAAGTCCAGCAGATTTGAACATTATTAGGCAGTTCTTGAAAGATAATCAGATTAGTGCGCAACCAGTAGAAGGAACTGCATTTGGTGAGTTAGCGACTGCGCTACCAGAGATAGAGAATGTAGTAAATTTCCAGCGTCGTGCTTAGGAAGTGGGAGCCACTCCCTGAACCATTCAGTAAAGACTTTAGATATTTCTTAGTCATTGTCTGGAAGCATTTACAGCTACCAGATCCGACTCCAATTCAATTAGACATATCGGAGTACATGCAAGATGGACCAAAGAGAAGAATCATTGAGGCTTTTCGTGGAGTAGGAAAGAGCTGGATGGCAGCTGCTTATGTTTTGTGGTTGCTGAGGAATGATCCGCAGAAGAAAATTATGGTTGTGTCGGCTAGCAAGATGAGGGCCGATGACTTTGCGCAGTTTTGTTTGAGATTGATTAGGGAGATGAAGATTCTTCAATGCTTAGACCCAGATCGAGATGAGCAAAGAAGTGCAAGCAATAGGTTTGATGTAAGGCCAGCGACTCCAGATCAAAGTCCTAGTGTTAAGTCGGTTGGTATTTTTGGACAACTAACTGGATCTAGAGCAGATTTGATACTTGCTGATGACGTTGAGGTTCCTAATACTGCTTGGACAGTAGGAATGAGAGAGAAGTTATTAGTCTCAGTCGGAGAATTTAATGCAATCTTGAAGCCAGGCGGGGAAATCATGTTCCTGGGAACACCCCAGACTGAAGAAAGTATCTATAACAAACTGAGATTAAGAGGATACGAGTGTCGTATTTGGCCTTCTAGGTATCCTGTGAAACCTGAGAAGTATGGAGAAGCGCTTGCGCCAGTGATTCAAAAGCGATGTATAGAGTCAAAAGGAGATCCGACAGATCCGGATCGTTTTTCAGATCTTGACTTGATAGAAAGAGAAGCAAGTTATGGTCGTTCACAGTTCACTCTTCAGTTTCAATTAGATACTACTCTTTCTGATTTAGAAAAATTCCCTCTTAGATTATCCGATCTAGTTGTAATGGAAGTCGATCAGAACGCTCCTGAAAAAGTAGTCTGGTCTTCTGGTGCGGAATACAGGATCAGTGATTTACCAGCTGTAGGGTTCAGCGGAGATTATTATCATCGACCTGCTTACATACATGGAGATTGGCTTGAGTTCTCAGGCTGCGTCATGTTCGTTGACCCATCAGGTAAGGGACTTGATGAAACTGCTTATTCGATAGTCGCTCACTTGAATGGAAACTTATTTGTATTAGAGGTCGGTGCCTTTAGACAGGGATACACAGAGAACGTCCTAGAAGGTCTTGCGCAAGCAGCTAAACGTCAAAAGGTAAAACTAATCCTCTTAGAGGATCAATTCGGTCAGGGGATGTTAGAGAGTCTTCTCCAGCCTTATCTGAGAAATATATACCCCTGCACTATTGAACCAGTACGCAGCAATATGCAAAAAGAAAGAAGAATTATTAATGCGCTTGAACCTGTACTGAATCAACATCGGTTAATTATTAATCGCTCTGTCGTAGAAGAAGATGCAAAGTCAAGAGAAAATGATGCAGTAGAAACAGCCTTGTCATACCAGCTGTTCCATCAGTTAACACATTTAACAGTCGATAAAAATTGTTTACAACATGATGACAGATTGGACTCTTTGGCAGGTGCGGTTGAATACTGGAATGAATCTCTTGCTATAGATGAAGACAGAGCCATCAAAGAACGTGAAGCAGAACTCTGGGATCTTGAACTGGCTGCGCACAAGGGGGATATTGAAGGCGCTCTTGACGCAAAAGTGCTTGGGATTCCTTTGGCCTCGTTACCAAGAGCCAACGCAGGATCTGGTTGGATGCAAGTCAGAGGACACTGAGATTGTTCGACATAGAGCCTGGGTAATTAGAGTCCCTTCAGACTTTGTTGGCTTTCATGGCAAAGGATTTCAGACAGTTGTAGTCGCTGAAAATGCAGAGAAAGCATGGGCAGTTGCGGTTGATTCGGACACTTGGGAGACTTTAGATTTTGAAATCTCTTGCATGACTGTCTTCCCCCAGGTTCCTCTTTAGCTGCGCCAGGTTCTTGGTTTCATTTCCGCTACTGATTTCTCAAGAGCGTTGATTCTATGGAAGAGTTCTCGTATATCACGTTCTTTTCTTGAGCTGTTGTTGTTGACTGCTACTACGACAGTGGTTGCCGCTACTCCAACAAGGGCTGCCCATATTTCATCCATTAATTTCCAGCCTCTCTAAGCATTTCATTTAGCAGTCTACGGTTCTCTGCTAGAGATCCAACTGGACTACTTGTGTCATATTTTATTTTAGTCGAACCACTGCGTACGTTATCAATCATCTCTGATGTTTTCCCGATAGAAAGAGGGTTCAGGATATTGAAGTTACCGTCTTCATCTCTGCTGCCACACATGAGCTTCTATGTATTTTCCTTAGTTTAACGCTAATGTTGTATTGCATTATCTTTTTTTATGGCAGACAACCAAAACCCACCGCCTTCTGAAATAAAGGAGGAAAAGAAGAAAGGTCTTTTAAAGAAGCTTCAAGATATAACCCCAGACAAGGATGAACAGGTAGCACTCATTGGTGTCGGAGTAAGACTTGGAATCGTTGTGTGGTCAGGCTTTATTCTGACTCTCGCTTATGTAGATCTCCCTGGATTCCAGAAACAAAACTTCGATCCAACTTTTATCGCCAGTGTCTTCACAGGAGCCTTAAGTACTTTTGGCCTGGCTACAGCTAAAGATAAGAAGAATGGAAACGGTGTAAGCAAAGAAGATATGGAAGCAATGATTGCTAAAAGCAATAC